ATATTGTCCGTTGCCGTGCATCCAGGAAGTTATCAATGGATTTTTTAATGTATAGCTAATCCATTCATGCCGGGCCATTTGATAAACTTTAATGTATGTAAAGAATGGGATTGTGCTTTTATTATCTAGTCCGTATGATTTAGTAATAAAATCAGAACTTTTAATAGCATTTCTTGCATATGCACTGCTGTCTTTTGCGCTTGTTGAATCTGCATAATAATAGCTATAATAGTTTTGCCATAACTGATTTATTAATCCCATGTTATCATCATGGAATTTAATATTAATAGGCTCAAATTTATGAGAAGTTTGTATAACTTTTTTTCTGTTATACTGATTAACAGTCTCTGTACTAATTGTAAACTTAGGTAGTTCTATGCTTTTAACAAGCATATTAATCTCATTCCTATGTCTTTGTACTAGATCGATAGTTTTTAGTGCTGCTGAGTTAATGCCAAAAGATACATGGAATAAAAATTTCTGTTTAGGGGCTAATCTAAAACTATCGTCAACAAATACCCTGGCGGCGTGTTGATAGTCACGTACTATTACATCGGGATTAGGTGAGAGGTATGAAGTTATGTTGGCCATACTAATATTTAGTTAAATGATTATATGGGCATATAATGAATAGCCGTTAAAAAGGTTGCTTTAAGCAACCTTTTTATTAACCGCCAGTTACGTTTGTGCCGGCTTTTCTTGGAACTACTGCACCAATGCCGCTGCCTAATGGCATTTGCAAACAGTTATCTGGTTGGATAGTAATGTCGATATCTACTGGACCTTGTTCAGCGTATGACAATCCGTTGTAGTTTGCTTGTGTTAAGAAGCATCCGTACATTTCCCATGTTTCAAGCACTGTAGGAGTATAAGCACCGTTGCCGCCGTCTAGGATTTCTAAACGTGTTGTAAACTTATAATCGTTACCTGCTGCTGCTGCGCTCTGCTCAAAGAAGTCAAACTGTCGTTGCATCTGTTCGCCGACTAGCTTGCTAACATTGCCGTTTACATCATCGCGCAATTTAACTACGATAGTGTTCCAAGTTGCTTTGCCAGCATAGTTGATTGTTGAATTATAAATTTCAATTTTTTGTGGTGCAAATACGGCAGTAGGGCGAGCTGCTGTCATAACTTGCTTTGTAAGTTCTGTCGTACTTCCTGATACGCCAAATCCCTCAAATGTCACTCTAAAGCGATATTTGAGTTTAGGCATTAACAGACCCTGTGTGCTAGCGCTTTGATCGCTAGCTAAAGGTACTGTGAATCTTGATAATGATGCAATTGCCATATTAGTATGCTCCGTTATTGATATTTATCATTTTATAAACCTTTGATTTCGCCGGTATTTTTCAAGCGTAGAGGGATATAAATGAACTCAACTGCTTTCACTGGCTCAATAGCAACATCAAGGTACAACTCATTTCGGTCGATTCTTGACGGTGTATTATTGCTGGTATCGCAAACTACAAGATAGTCATACAATGCACGTTGTCCTACTAGTTCAAGCAATAGACTTTCAGCAGCTTGTTTAAGTTCGTCTCTAGTGATCTTGTCATTAGGTTCAAACACATATGGTTTTGCCAGTTGGCTGAATTGTCTACGTAGATAAACTACTAAACGTGCTACATTGATACGATCTAAACTACTTGCATTTTTAGCACGGGTATATTGGCCGTAGTTGACAAGTCCAGTACCTGTAATAAATGTGATCGGATTAACTTTGATACTAGCTAGTGTGTCGCGTTGTCCGTTATTCAACGCAACTGATTGGAATTCTCCAGTAGTCGGGCTAACATATCCAACTGCTGTAGCATTAGTAATCCCACCGCGGCGTGTACCAGCAGGTGCAAACCATGGATAACTTACATTATCGCTTAATGCAATAGTGCGTAGTATCATGTGGCTTGGCGGAACAACAACATTGTTTCCGATGTTATCGCTAGTGTAACCCCATGGGTAGAAGAACGCCAAATATTCGTCTGAACTTACTAGTCCAAGGTCGTTGTCTTCTAGGGCAAGAGCTTGATTGGTACCCCAATTGTTTAATGTAGTTGCATCAGGTGTTAAACGTGCTGGTGTATCTGCAACAACAAATGCTGTTAGACCACGGTCGTAATTTAAGCTAACCATTTCTCCAACTAGCTCTGGATAGCCAGGAGTTGCGATCAAGTTGAATATGCGTGATTCTTCGTCACGGATTTGTTGGTTTGCATTTACTAAAGCCTGTAGTGCTTGCACAACAACTTTACGTTGTGCTTTACGACCGAAGCAACCTGAACCATCTTCATTATTTGCAGCATCACTTACCCAGCGATTTGCATAGTAACTGCTCATTAATTGTCCTGCACCAATTGGTGCAGCGATGCCGCTCGATCCATTGTAACGTAAATTACGGCCTAACGTGTCAACATAGCCGCGCATATATCGCTTGACATTAAATCCTGAACGTCGTAGATTCCATAGCAACATACCACGTGGGTATAGTGCTGGGTCTGGAGCATCTGGGTCTAGGTAATCGCTTGACAACAAGTCAACGATTGAGCTAGGAGCAGATTGTGAACCATCTGTTGCCCAACGTGCATCGTGGAATAAAATTCCGTTTTCTGTTGTTTGATCAGTGCTATCAACTAACACCCACTTTAAACTTGAACCATTGTAACGGTATACTAGTGGATAGTTCTCTAAGTCAGCTGTGCTGATCCATAAATCACCGTCTACTAAACTAGTAACGCCATCGCTTTGCTTCTTAGGAGCAGAGGCACTTACTTGTGGACCTGTTGCATTTGATGATGTAACATAGTTTTTGTAACCTTTCCAATATGTTCCGTTATGGATCATGATATCAACTTCGTCAACAATACTGTTGTACCATAATTGATCATCTGCTGGTGTAGTTGTAAGTGCTGTACCGCTTGCTGTTGCAAAGCCTACACCACCAACAGTCGAAGTCCAATTACTTGCTAAGAACTTACCGTCTGATCCAGTAGTTGCAGGATCAGCGTAGAAGTTGTTTGTATCTACTCTTGGGAACAATGTTTGCAATGTTGTTCCGGCATCATCAAATCGGATATCGCCGCCTAATACGTGGCTAATCACAACTTTGTTTGACGAATCAACAGTTACTGAAATATTAACAAGGCCAGCGTTTCTAATAGCTGTTGCTAATAATTCGGCGTCGTCTGCTGTTCCACCCGGTGTCATAGTTACTGTTACTGCGCTTGATAATGATGCTGAACCTTTTAGGCTTTCTGCCATCGTAAACGAAACTGAACCACTTATACCTGATGAACTAATAACAGCTGATTTAACTATAGTTGCACCAGTTGCTCTTCGAGCATAAATTTTAAAAGTAGCATATTGATTAGTAGCACTTTCGTCGTCGTCTGTCTTAACAAACAAGGCACCTACTGCTAAGTTTAGTCCGCCGCCAGTTGCATCTAACGCTGCAAGAGCTGCATGTCCAGATGGATATAACGGAGCCATAACTTCAGCCCATGCGCTAGTTGTCTCACTATATTTTTTAACAACCCAATCTGCACCTAAGTTAGGATTAGTTGTTTTAACCCATACAGATCCCGTTGGTTTGCCATTAACAGTGCTTGGCAAATCTGTTATTTTAAATAATGGAATTGATGTATGCGCTGAAATTTGTAATGCTGGTGCATCATATGTACCAACAGTTAGCCCAGCCACTGCTACGGCAGTTCCTGAAATTACAATTGATGCGCCTGTTGAATACAATGTTAATTTGTTATTAACTGATGCTGCGGTAATTCCTGCTGCGATAAGAGTAGCATCGCTGTTAATCGCGCTAACTAATCCAGTAAGTGTAGTAACTCCTGATCCAAGACCAGTTGCAGCACCAATAGTTAGCGTATGACTTGAAAATGTTGGGTTTGTAACTGTTCCTTGTGCTGTAGGGATTGCACTAACCCAAGCAGAGGATCCTACTTCTACCCAGATGTTACCTGCTTTCTTGTACCATAATTTGTTAAGATTTGTAACACAGACCATTGCATAGTCGCCTACTGCACCAATGCTTGCTTTTGGTGTGTAATCCGAACCTGCGTAGTTTACAACTTTTGTTCTATCTGTGATTACTGTTGGAATTTTGTTAGTGAATACTTGACCGCCTGTGATCGCACTAGCACTATTCCATTCAAAAATACCAAAATTGGTATTTGCTGTATCGAACCAGAATGTGCCGTCGTCTGGTTTGCCAGACGGTGCTGTTGCTTGGGCATCTAAACTGCCTAAGTCAATGTCAGCGCGGACTACAAATGCTCGATTGCTGACGCCTAAAAAGCTGTAGGCTGCTTGCAAACCAAATTCATTTTGCTCGCCTGCATGTACCGGATTGTTACTTGCATCAGTTTTAAAGATCGGAGTACCAAAGGTATCTGCTAGATCTTTCTGACTAGTTAACAAATATACATTACCTGCATTTGCTTTTAACGTTCCTGGTGCAGTTCCTGTGCCAGATCCGTTTGATTTGCTTTCTTCCGAAGCAACAATAATTAAAGGGGTTGTTCCTGGAGCAGCCGGAGTATAGAAACTCTCGTCTATAACTGTTACGCTTACGCCTGGTGAACTTAGTTGAGCCATATTTTTATCTCCATGAATACATGTTCTAATGTATTTAGTGGTTTTGGCTGTTTTATGGCTGTTATATACCTTAAAAAAGGTATGGAAAAGGTGTAAATAAATTATGAGACCACTTTGCTTGTGCGGATATAGGCCTGCTGCCGTTAACTATGTTAAAAACGGTAAAACTTATTATAGGAAATTATGCGAGGCTTGCCTTAAAGGCGGCAAGAATGCTGGCATCGCACGATGGTATCATGCAGGGTACCGTATGAAGTCTGTATGCGACAAGTGCGGATTTAAATCAGCACATGGTGAGGTATTTAATGTGTTCCATGTTGACGGGGACTTAAATAACTGTCGGCCTACTAATCTAAAAACAGTATGTGCTAACTGCGCTCGAGTCCTGCATAAAGAGGGCGTTCGTTGGCGTCAAGGGGATCTTGTACCAGACCTTTAACACTGGCAAACAAATCATCTATGCTGCCATCATTATCAAAGATATGATCAAACTCTGTTCCAACCCATGCTGTTTCACTAGCATGTATGCCTAGCTTTTCAAGTTTGCTACGACTAGTAGCCCAGGTAAAATTACCATGCTCTCCACGATTTGAATTAACTGCATCTTGATACCATTCAGGTAATTTGCCGCGGCGAACCCAGATAATTTGCCCACCTGCATTTTTAATTGACTTAATTTCGTTAGGAAACCGACAATCACTAATAACAATGTCGTCTGTTGAATTTCGAAGTTTATTCTCCAATGATGCTATCCAAATATCATTATGGAATGCTTTGCGGCATACTTCTGTACCCCAATATTGTAACACCCACCGTGGGGTAAGATTAGGCATATCTAGTCGTTCTGCCCACCAGGGATCCACTTGCTCACGCCACTCACGGGCCTGTTTAGTGCGCCCTTCAAGCATGGTTCGGTCCCAACCAAAAACCTGTGCCACAGCATCTTTGAGGCT